ACACCCCACTCTGTCCAGTCACCGACACAGGCTGAAGTTGTTGCTTCCCAGTAAGGGATAAAAACCGAAACGTCATCGCCCGACCGGACCCACGCCCAATCGTAGAAATAGGCATACCGCCAGCGGTCAGCAATGCCATTCGCCGGATCGTCTTTCGTTGCGCTTGTCGTTTCCCAATCCCCGTCCCCGTCCGAATCGTGGTACATGATGATGTTTCCCATCCCATGCTCACCGATTCGCTTAGACCCAACAAAGAAGAAAGCATCTCGCCCGGTGCCATCCCAATCAGGCTCAACGTGGATCGCTGCGGTTTCATCAGAGTTCACAACCAAATCAGGATCAAGATGGCTGTGATCAACCCCGGCGGCATCATAATAGGAGATCAACCCTGCCAGACTGGTGTCACAAGAATCGGCACCAGCGACATTAAGATCGCTCCTGAAGGCTACTTCGTTGTTTAGATTCCGCAGCTCATCCCAATTATCGGCGGTCTCTGAGATGGCTAGTCCATTATCCCCAAAGGAAATTGCCAGCCTACCGTCTGAAAAAAGAGCTAGGTCGTTAGTACACTCTTCTTCGTACCCGTTATTCGTGCTGAGGCGTAGATCAGATGAGGGCTTTTTGGGGGATAACATCTCCCACGTTGAACCTCCATCAGTTGTTTTTGTTAGCATATGCCCATCTTGAATAATCACCTCGTTAGCATCAATAGGATTCACCATCGGCTCAAAAGTAATTCCTCTGGCCAAATCAAATTCATTCCAACCTTGAATAGGATAGCTTGCCCGGGGTTCTCGCCTGTCCTCAAACTGATAATTGAACAGCCAGTGCTTTGCTTCCCACGTCTGGTCCTGGTCGTATGAGACACCTTCCCCGTAAGGGACTAGAATCCTACTCAACCCGGCAACGTACCCGCGATCTCCAACCCACAGTGTATCCGGCCTATTAGTTCCGGCTTCATTCATCGTGACGTAATTCACTACCACCCGCTGAGCCATCCCCGCTCCGCTGGCCCAATGGTCTAAAGCATAGGTCGTCAGGCTGTCGGTGTAGGCTATCCACGGCATGTCAGAATCGTCACCAACCCACTCCCATGCTGTAGGGTTCAGGACATCATGCATTCTGTATAAGCCTGATTTGATAGGCGAGTCTGTGTCATCGTTGGACAGGCAAGCGTAAGCCGTCATGCGGTCAGACAGCTCTATGGATTCACAGGATTGCACATTGTTAGTCCCGGTGATCACAGTGCCCCACTCGTTGACGGCGACCGTTGCCCCGGTGTGACTGTGCCAAGGGAACCCGGCGAGATCGACATACTCTTTAGTCGTGACGTTATACATCTGAGGACCGGCTCCGGCTGTCGCCATGACAACCACGGTATCAGTCCCCGCGATGCCGAGAGCCACCGAGTTATACGCACCGTGTTCGGGATTCCATGAATCGTAATCAGGGTCAAGGGGCCTCCACCGAGGACCGTTTGGGTCTTCGTACCAATAGTACCAAAGCCCTTGACGCCCAGCCGGATTCGCATAGTTGACGGTGACATACCTATTCGGATAATTATCAGGCCCAATATAGGATCCGTTTAATCCGAACCTATACCGGCCTGTCCCCGCTACTAGGTATTCGTTGTCTGGTGAAGCGTAGATCGACGAAAAGGGAATCGCATCAACCCAATATCCCCACGGGCTAGTCTCTGAGCCCCTAGAAACTTCTGCAACGTACAGTCCTTCCGGGTCATCGTGCGGGGTCATGCAAACAAATGTGTCGGCGTCATTAATAGCAAACGAGAATATGCCACCACTTGTCACCTGGATAAATCCCGAAAACGAACTGTTGTGTACCCCGACTGCATCCATCCCATAAAAACGATGGATATCCTGACGGGAAGTGTACCCTTTTGTGATTACTGAGAAGGTCTCCCCACCATCCTGCGAGTAGTAAGTGTTGACTACATCTGCTCCCAGTATTACATGGTCGCTGTTAGTGGGGTGGATGGCACCTCCCTCAAGCCAACCTCCAGCACCAAGACCAATGGGATCACTTACCTTATCAAAGCGTACTGTCCCCAGCCCTCCTACCATTGCTGGACCCTTTATCTCCCCTTCAGGAAATGTTCCCACGAACACAGGAGTTTTCGGCGCGGCCCCAAGCAGGCTAATACCCACACTCAACAGTAGGGCTGCTAATATGATACGCTTCATTATTGGTACCAGTACACGTCAACGTCAGAAGTTGAGCCTACACCTTTAATAAACAGCCCATCACATTTTAGTTTCCCTGGCCAGATTACATTCATCTTGACTGACAAGGTATCAGAGGTGGCAAGCTGACCTTTAAAGGCTACAGCCTTCCATGCCCCATTATCATAGTCCCAGAAGGACACTGTGAATTCACCATCGGTACTCAGGATGCTGAATGTCCTAGTTACGGTCGGCTCAACTGTTGGGTTAAGATTCAAGGGCAGGTATACCCCAGAAGTGGTGGCCGTGATATTCTTGTACCCAGGGTTCGTTTGTGCGAACGCGGGACCGCACAGGAACATGGCCACTATGGCTGTGAATGCAAACTTCTTAAACATTACCTAACCTTTTCTTTCTTCGCAGCCTCTGCCGCAACGGGGACTGAGCTGGCACGGTTCATCAGCAGGCGCATTACAGCAGGCATCTCATACGCCTGGGTTGCATCCGCACTCATCTTCACTAGATTATCGACTGACATTGGTTCCCCAAGTATTGCTAGTTCTTTCGACAGCTCGTATACCAGGGGCATGTCAAGGGGGGTGCCCCGCTGGGCGTTTCTGGCAAACATGTCCGCAAGTTCCATCCGCCTGACATCTGTCTCAGACTTGTGCTTGCGGATCTCCTCGCGCTGCTTCGCTTCTATCCTATCGTTTACGCTGGGCATGTGTAACAGGGCAGCAACCAAGTCGGACCCAACCCAACCCTTCTTGTCAATGGAAAAGTCTCGCTCCCGGATCAGGTTACCCTTGTTATCTTCCCTGCGCGACACTTGGCCGGAGGCAGCTTCCCGAAGGGTGTTCCATCTCTTCATGGCAGTGAGGAACGGAACGAGATTTTCAGCCTCTTTCCAAAAGTCCTCTTCGGCCTCCCGCTTCTCAGTAGGCAGTGCTGCACCATCAAAGGAAGTAGATACAACCTTGAACAGGGCACCCGCTATCTTGACTGGTATAGTCTCCAGGTCTTCCAGGGACTTAAATTCTGGCAACCCGATGTACTTGTCCAGGTCAACGCCAGCCTTATCAGCCACACCAGACATCCACCCTGCGTACAGGATGTAATCAACCAAGTACCCTGGGTTCTTGAGGCTATTGTGCATGATAGTTTCCGTCTGCTTGAAGGGGAAACTCGTGAACTGCGTGACTGCCGTGGACCCAGACCGCGACACTTGGTTGAACCATGCAGGTTTCCCGAGCCACCCGAACACATGGTTCATGGAGCGGGTATCGCGCATGGCAACAGCAACCATCTCATTCAACTGGTTGATGGGAACTTCTCCCATGGACTTGTACCCCGCCTTGGAAAGTTGCTTGCTGAGGGACGCATGCATGGTCATGCCACGGATGAATGTCTCAGACGTTCGGATGGACGGCGCACCGAACAACCTAAACCTGGAGACCGCATCCGAGAGCACGTCATCGAATCCCTCAAACAACCTCGCGGCATCGTCTGCGGCACCAACCTGTCTGGCAAAAGCTCTGCCTTCGGGGGAGGTCATCTGCGCTATGCCGCGCAGGGTATGCAGGCCACCCTCAGAAGGAACAGTAGAGTTAATGGCCTGTGCCGCTGACATCACAAAGTACCGGGTACTGCCAGACAGCACGGATGAATACGCAGCAAGACCAATAGCCCCAACTCCTTTGTCCACATGGCGCAGGCTCAGCCCGGTAGCAGCCTCAAAGCCCTGCAAGAGCTTCCTAGCGGATGACGGTTTTCCGTTCAGCCTAGCTATCGTTACTTCGCCGTACCCCTTGAGCCACTTCGCGGCGGCAGGGTCTTTGGCTGTTCTGATTGCTTCCTGTATCCCCCATCTAATCTCCTGCCCCAGCGGCCTGATCATCGTTTCATGTGTAAAGGCCCGCAAATAGTAGTCCGACACTGACACGATATTGGTGTTGATTACCCCTGCCGACCCCTCTCTGGTCATTAGGATACCAGGAACACCCTGCTTAGCACTTACGCCCTGTAGAAAGGTAGGGATGTTACCGTCTGCCATGTGGTTTCTGTTGATCATATGGTGGACGTAATCGGTTATCTTTTGGTCCGGAGACAGGCCGAGTGTCTCGGCAAACTCACGGTAGACAACGCGCAACTCTTCTGCGCCCCGGAGCATCTCTTTGGTGGCACCAATTTCTGCACCCTGTCGGGCGATAGTGCCAGCCTCTGTGTCCAGCATCTGGAATATTTGAGTAGCCTTTTGCTTATCAGTCGAGGCAGCCTTTATGATACCACCAACACCAGAAGTGTCCATGATGCCACCCTTGGGCACGTTAGTGTATACCCCCGCGTCTGCTAGGATGGTAGCCATCCGGGCTGAGTACCGCTGGTACGTGGTGTCTGCGTCCCGCATGCCGCCGAAGATGCGCTTGGCTATCTGAGGGACATATGAATCTAGCACTCGCCAGTTCTCGCGGAAGACAGTATCAAACATGAACAGGTAATTGGGCCGCTGCACAATGGATCTAGGGTACAGGCCACGGGCCACGAAGTTGTGCCACCCATTACCAAACTGCAGGGTTGTAAAGTCAGCTGCATCCGTGATCTCGCGGCGCGGACCAGACGGCCACCTCACATCGTATTTGTCTGCGCCCTTGGCCAGCTCCCCATGATCCCGCACAAACTTCTCGTGCTTCTGTAGATCGTCCAGAGCCTTCGTGGTCTCATCAATCTGGTCATCGATCCCCTTGGTCAGCTCCTTCTTCTTCGCCTTTCCAGCCTTCTTAACAGCGCGGACCTCAGCCTTGTTAGCCTTCGCAGCAGCGGTAATATCCTTGCCCAGGGTACGGGTGACTTCCGTGTGCGCAGCCTTAGCACTCTTGATCCTAGCCTTATAGTGCGTAATCTTCTCGGTCATCTCAGCTATCACGTCTTTACGCAACGGCTGCCCTGGACGCTTGAGCAGGATAGGCCCCTGACCCTCCAGCTTGAGGTTCTTCAGCGACTGCTTCATAGTCGCCATCTTCGCCTCCAGCTCCACGATCTCTGCGCGAACCAGTAGCCCCGCCTGTCCCTGCATCTCCACACGTCCCAGCCCAAGTTCATCTGCATGTGCGGCGAGACCATCGAGAGGGCCTTTCATCTCGATATCCACCATAGTATCTACTTCCTTGAGCCCCTTCCGCAACCTGTCTAGCCTATCCAGGTGCTGATCACTTACGTCCTGAAGCTGCCCGATTACTTTACGGGCGTTAGCCGCTACGTCAAGGACACGGCCATCCCGGCCAACCCCATTGATTACTTCAGGGCCTAGCCCAGTAGATGTCTGGGTGCCATTAATGGGCATCTGCGTGTTGTGCAACACGTCATCGGCCCCGCCCCCCTTGCCCAGCACTTCAATATTGCGAGCAGCCCTCTCCGCATCATCAGGCCCGGTCACTGCTCGTGTCAGTGCCTCACCCTCCCCCTCGTACATGGCTCGGACAGCAGTAGGGTCGGCGTCCAGAGCTTTCTTACGTGCAGTCAGTATCGCAATGCGCTCCGGAGATGCCGTCCCTTCCTTGGGGATGGTGATGGTTTCCGGCCTTGTAGTAGGCACTTGGTGCGCCAGGATCTCTCCATCCTTGGCGTCCAGGCGCAAGTCGAGTTCATTGTCCAGGTATTTCTTTGTGCCGTCTATTTTCTTTAGAGCAATCTCAGCTTCTTCTTTTGTGATCTTACCCTTGGAAAGATTTTTCTTTACGTAAGTCTCCAGCTCATCCTGTATCAGTCGTGCTGGGAGGAGATCGTCAATATCTTTGGTCTTTTCGGCAATCCTGGTTAAGGCTGCTGCTCTCTGCGGCATGGGGCCAAGTCTGCGGAACAGATTAACAGCCCTGCCAAACAGCCCATACCCTACAGCATACGTCATGGGGTCTGTTGCAATATCAACAACAAGGTCCGTAGTGGCAAAGGCTAACTGGTGCCTGCCCTTCATGGTAAGAGTATGCAGTGCACTCAGTGGATTCGGAATGCGTATTCCGTTGGGAAACATGTACGCATCCGGAACCTGGGAGAATGTAGGCTGATCCCTAAACTCTTCATTAAGTTCCTCGTGGGTACCAATGAAGTAGTCCATCACGGGCAGCTCATTAAGGGCCGTCAGCATGGAGACGTACTTGTACTCAGTCTTTTCCGTATCGTCCTTGCCCCACTCATCCGGACGCAGGTATCCAGGAATGGCAGACCGCATGGTTTCGCCCGCAATAAGGTGTGTTATTACCTGCTGTGGAACGCTGGCCAGCTGCACTACACCACGGAAACCACCACTCAGTACCTTGCCTCCAATGTCCAGCCCGGACTTCCACCAGTGTTCGCTATTCTGCGCAGCGGTTTCCGCGTCAAGGATGACTTGTGGGGTGCCATCTGGGGTCCACTCCCGGACAGATTCCATAGCATTATAGGCATTAAAGTCCTGGCCCGCGTAGCTGTCACCGCGCACCTCCATCTCAGCTGCAGTCTCTGCGAGAGGGATTAACGTGTCCCCCTCCTTGTCCAGGGTCGCGTCCATGTATCCTGCGGAGATGAGTTCGACATCGCTGAGGCCAGCTTCAAGCTGAGCAGTATCGATATCGAACCCGGAATCCAACAGTGCCTTGAAATTTTGTGTCCTACTATAGAGGTCGCTCATTAGTAAGTCCTACTCCTTATTCAACAATTGGTGTCGCAGTGGTATCGGCATCAGGTGCAAGGACACCAACAAACTCCAGTGCCTCTTCTCCAATACTCGCATATTTCATGGGGTTGGCCGCGATAAGCTGATGCGCCTTTGCCAAGATAGCAGGCAGGGGGTGTTCCCCTGGTCCGAGGGAAGCCTTAGCATTTGCCCGTGCTTTCCTCTGGATGGCTACAGCACCGCGTGTGCCGGGGGCATACCCGACAGCTGTGATAGCATCCGCGAGTACTGTTACTTTCGCAGCAGCACCGTGGGCGGCAGCCTTTTCCCCAAATACCCTTGAGTCCTGAACAATCTCGCGGGCCTGCGTATACGGCCATGTTGGGGGGTACTTGTTAGGGAAATCATCTAGGTGCGCATACTTTAGCGATATATCAGCATACGCCATTTTTGTTTTAACTAGGATGGCATCAAATTGATCTTGCTGCCCCTCCAGGGTACCAATAAATCCCCAGGTATCCGCCATCAAGAACGCACGCGCTTGGTCCTCTTTTGGCAGGAGAGGAATCGCTTCTGATACCACCCTCTTATTTATCCACACCTCGGTCTTGGTGTCATACGTAGATCCTTCGTCCATCAATGCCATAAGATCTTCAATGATCCTTAGGTCGCCATCAGCTCTTTCCTTATCCCTAGAGAGTTGGTCAGGCCGAGCCTCCAGTTCGTCAATTACCTCCAGCTGGCTTTTCCCCCCTGCGGCTGCGGCCCTGGCATTCTTGAGGCTGGCACCTGTCATCTTCTCATCCACACCACCAATGATCTCATCGAAAGTGAGGTTACCCAGCGCGGCTCTCTCCGCAACGCCCCCCAATTCGCCATCTTTCCAGACCGCCCCTGGTGTGGACAGTTTCAAGAGGTCCGCCCCCAGTGCCTTCAGCACAGTCGCGTTGTCCGTTTCCTTCATGGCTGCAACAGTTTCACCAATCAGTAGGTCAATCTGCGCCTGATCCTTCCTCTCATCGTTGAACGTATCCCACTTGACAGCTGTCGGCAGGTCCAGAAGATTGGATATCTGGGAGTTGGTCATGTTAGACACCTGGAATAATTCCGCCCAAAACTCAGGGTTGTCCCCAATTTCCTGGATTAGCCTATCACTTTTCGCAGCCTTAGCCAGGATAGCCTTTGCATCAGCTTCTGAATCAACCTTGAGTTCTTCAGCATCCACTTTGGCCTCAGCCGTCAACTTGGCAGCATCAACTTTGGCAGTAGCTAACGTCTCCTCTGCGGTAAGTTTGGCAGTAGCCTTGGTCTCCTCATCCTTGGCGGCGATCACACCTTCGGCGGCACGGCTTACAGCCTGGGCCTTCCCCTGCTTAGACCTTGCGACCTCTCCGGGAGATTTCAACAAGTCTATGCCCGACAAGTACGCAGCTGCTCCTGGTTGTCCCAGCAACAGAGCCCCAAGAGACATGCCATGGCTTATCAGGGAACTGGTGTCAGTCAGTGACCCTAGGAAACTCTTGGTCTCAATCTCCTCTGTGGACTCAAGCCGCTTTTGCGCCATCTCCAAGGTAGTGTCATCCTCACTGTATTTAGTGAGATGATCTTGGATAATGTCCTTAGCCATGCTGGCCCCCGATACTCCCTACATTAGGAACAAAGCCCGCGAGTTCGCCTATGGTAAATCCAGATGTTTCCTGCGACCCGGTACCTGTTGACGATCCGGTAGTGCTACGGGCACTGCGCTGCAGGAACTGGTTGAGCAGCTGTCCCGTGAATCCTTGCAGCCCACCAAAGAGGGAGTTCTGCGTGTCTAGCTGCATCTGCCCAATCTGGAAAGGAAGCTGCAGGTGAGCCTGTGAGATGCCACCACTACGGGTAGCCTCAATATCAGCCCTACTCCGGTTGCGTTGCGCCCCTAGCCTGCTGTGCAGCCCAGCCTCATAGGAGGTGTCCTGGAACCCGCGCTTAGCCAAGTAGTCCCCCGTGTCCTGCTGTGCGCTTTTGAAGTCTTGGTCAAGCTGCTGCCGCGATGAGGCTGCCTGCTGGTTGTAGACGTTTCGGATCTGGTCTGATACGCTTGTAGGGATGTCCATAACATCACCAGATGCAAGGTTGGACACGTCACCCAGCTGCTCCCCGAGACCCCCTATGATCTGCTGGATCAGCCTCTGGATACCAAGCTCATCTTCGCCAGCCGCAGCCACACTCGTCGTACCCGAAGTAGTTCCGGTTTGTTCTGATTCTGTCGTTTTAGTTCCCATGGTCTACTCCTAAAAGGGTTACCACCTGAGCGTATGGGCCGTCAAGTGCTCCAAACTTCATGTCCATCTGTGTGGCTCTATGGTTGTCATAGTGCACCCAGGACCGTACCTCCCGTACCCCTAGCTTTTTCAGTACTGCCATACCTTTAAGCAGTAAGCGTGCTCCAAGACCGCTCCCCTGGTACTTGGGGGTGACGGCCAGATAATCAACGAAGGCCAAGTTCCCTGTGCGGCAGGACCACACGACTCCCTGGATCCCATCCACATCCTCCGCCAGCAAGATAGTCCCGCCTATGTCTCCAAAATCCACCGGCCTGTAGTACTCAGTTGACGCAACACACTCCGCACATACGGCGAAGTCCTCCGGCTGCGCGATACGATACTCCACTACATAACCGCGTAGCTGTCGTGACCCGTAGCTTGAACATTTGTTATTGACAGTACAATATTATTGATTGCGTAATTATTCGTACTGTCAGTATAACTAATAATGGTGTTAAGCGTGGAGGACATTGCGTGATACATGCCAGTTAACTCAAAATTCCCAGACCCTATATTTGTTACTGAAAATGTAGCCAGTAAGTCATTCCCCGCTGATTCATCTAATGCAGCCCCAGTGGAAATGCCACCAGCATGTACAATACTAGCAACTCCAGTTGTTAATGACGTTGCTTTAATCATAACATTGACACTATCGTACAATTCCGGCAGCAGTGGCAATTCAATCTCAGCCGCATCAGCGTATAAAACTTTGTGTACATACGGGTCAAAAAATCTCGGCTCTGTCTGTCCCGCTTGCTTAGCCATTCTAATACCCCCAGTTCAGCCCGACAATATCGGGAACTGTTGCTGTAGTGGTGCATCCACCAATACATAGATTACTCGTGAACATTGAGACTTCAGTTGCGTCTATTTCTACAGCCTGTTCGAATACATTCCCGGTATAGATATTGGCAGACCCTCCTGAGATAGTGGCCGCACCACGGAAGTTATTGCCCGTAAAGATGCCAACAGTAGAGCCAAGGGCAGTAACCGAGTTAAAGGTGTTACCTGTTACGGTACCACGAACTATGTTGATTACTGCCTCATCCTGCAACGTGTTTCCGACTATAGTGCAATTCAGGTACGACCCAATATTGATAGCATTCTGCCCAGCACCCGTATCAATAGCGTTGCCAGAGATAGTGATCTGCCCAAAGGCAGTCACTGCTGTGCCAGTCTTTTCTGCGAAGATGCCGTCCCCACTGGAAGCCCGCATAGTGTTGCCCGAGATGGTCAAGTCCTGGCACAGGTAGTCGGTGTCTCCCCCAAGCTCAATATTGTGTGATCCCATATTGGCAAAGGTGTTGTTGGCAATTGTGGAAGTGAGCAAGTTGCTGGCAATGATGCCTTCTTCTTCGCAGTACGAGAAGCTATTATTGGTAACCCTCGCCCCATAGGTGAGGTTGGATGATCCAGTAAAGGTGATGCAAGGCCCAGTGTGAGCAGAGAAGGTGTTGCCCTTGAACTCTGCCCCTAGAGACGAGTGCACGTTGATAGCGGGGATCCCAGTTTTCCCTCCAGTTACCTGTACACCGATCAGGCGGAAGTTACTCCCTTGGATGCCAATCCCATAGTTGGAGGAAGAAGCTCCCATAGTAATCAAGCTCTTACCGGAAGTCCCCATGATGGTGACGTTGTTTGCCGTGACGAGCAAGTCTGATGCGGTGGCCGCAGAGAAGTCATCAATTACAATAGTCCCCCCGTTGGCGGAGTTAACCGCAGCCACAGCCACAGCCAAGGTCTGGCTGGCATTCACGTGGTAGACCTCAAAGAAAGCCGAGATGCCAGTGATGCTGTAGCCGTTCATGTCGATGTCGCCCTGGCACACCAGGGGCCATACAAGGCTACCCGCCCCGATCCCTCCACCAGTCAGCTCAGAACTGACGGCTTCCCCAATAGAATTAAGGTCGTCATGCGTTATGATTTCGTCATCCACAAATTCATGGATATTAGTGAGAGCCATCGTTAATCCCTTTCGTACCCAGCGACCGAGAAATCAATCTCCCACCGCAGTAATTTAACCCAAGGAGCGTTCGTTGTTATCTCGTATTTCAATGATCTTCCCTTGGTATCCAGGGGGATCTCTATCACCATAGGCTGTGATGTTGACTTAGCCAAGCTCGTACCCGTCACGGCAGTTGAGCCGATCAGTGGGTGAGAGGGGAGGCACAGGGTCTTAGTGGTCGTGTGCCACGGCTCATCATCAGTTTTCCACCTGATAGTTATGTCCCAGTTTCCAGTGGGGATGTTCTTTATGCGCAACCGTCCCCAGGTCTTTTTCATGGTGTCCAGCTTGGGATCTATACTGCGCCCCGTCATAACTGCGGAGGACAGTTTTATATCGTCCGTATTGCTAACGTGCTGCGTCATGTACATCACGCGACCATCGCTCTTGCCAATGGCAACCATATCTTTGGCGGGGTATTTCAACGTGACTACCCTCATGGACTCCGCCTCTACCCTCCAGGGGCCAGTCCACTTCTTGGTCTCTGCGCTCATAGCGTAGATAACGCCGGGAGATTCCTTGCCCCCCTCTTCTGCGTGGAGGAACATGGTGCTAAACTTAGGGTAGTATACCATCTTGCTCTTATACAAGTTGGCGGGATCCAGCATCCTACCCGAGGCGGTATCTGTGTTGAACAGTCCCCTCGCTAAAATAGACAGCCGATGCCCCTCAACATCCCCAAACTTGTCGGTCGTTTTAATGGTAGATACGCCGTCCTTGCCGAGTAACCAGTAGTCGTTGAACACATCAATGCCGCACAAATCTCCTGCAGCGTTGATAGCTCCGGTAAGCCTCTTCCTCTGGTAATCAGCAGGGGATGTTCCTGATATCATCCACACTTCTTTGTCGGTAGCTACGACCAGCATCCCGAAGAAGTCCCCAAAGATATGGCGAATCCTCGCCTTGTCATCCCCGGGGAATTCGATGAACCCCGCCTCCAAGTCTGAGTCTTCAGTGATAGGGATATCCGGGTCATCCGGGTTATACCATAGGTTCGATTGCCTATCCCCCGAGTAGTACAGCCGCAGGGGAAAGTTGACATCTCCGGCACCCCAGATCCTATTAGTAAATTCTGTGGTGAACCGCATATCAGGGGCGTTAGTGAGTGCAGAGATTTGCCCTGAGGAGTACTCATATACTTCAGTTTTCCGGCTGGCGTCACTATAGTTGCATATAATGGTGTTGCCCCGGAACTTTCCAAATCTAGTCTTGTTCCGCTTTACCTTCTTGAGCGGACGCCACAACTCCCCCAGTGCGTAGTCAACCCAGACGTGTGTATCAGTGGCGACAAGCAGGCTGTTGGTGTCTACGTAAGAGGCAGCCTTTAGTTCTCGCACAGTTTGCATGTCTGAGACGCACGGATAGTTCCACGCAACCTCAGGCCATAAGCCCCCGTCCCTTAGGACTACCGAAGAGATCGTGATACTGTAAGCGTCCTGGGTTAGAGAATCATCGCTGAGCCCGGATATCTGCACGAAGTAATTTGATGTGTTATCAACATAAGTCCAGGGGCCAGTGGCAGCGAAAGCACCATCAATATAGATGTTGTACGATTCACTGCCATCAGAGAAGATATCCACGCGGTGCACGTTTCCATCAACGATGCCTGAGGTGCCGGGCACCGAGGCGTATGAAGAAGCACCTGTTTTGTACACCACTCCGGTGGTATTTATCATGATCTCTTTTAGCTTGTCTTCTTTTACAGCCCACCGAAATCTAACGTAGTTGCCAGCCGCTGGGTTCTTAACCTGGATAACGAAAGAAAACGCCATATCGCCATCGTGAGAGCCGTTAGTATTGAAAGCCTCTTCGCCCCGCATAGTCCTGGTGACAGTTGCTTCCCCTGGCCCAAGCTGGGGTTCGGGGGGCTCTATTTGGTCTTGCGCTTCCCAGCCTGAAAGGAGCAGTGCCCCGTTATCAAGCACCCCCGACACGGAAGATCCTGTGAGTACGGGGTCGCCCCAGTTTTCTTCGTCGAGGATAAATACTTCCGCAATCTCTTCGTAGTAGTTGTTATCAGTGGGCAGCGGCTCAATGATCTGAGTGCCCCACTGAACAAACGATGGACGCCGAGTAAGTACCTTATCTTCATTTGCGTAGAGACCTTCGACTTCCCAGAGTTGCGTTTCGTCAATCATGCCTCTGCTGGCAGAAAGATCCAGGCCGGAGGTCTCTGCTGTCCCAGTAATTACGTGGTGTGCTTGCCTGAGTTGCGCCACGTTATCGCCTCCTATATGCGCCGTGCGGCGTCCCCTGTACGCGGATGCGCATGCGATCTCTTGAGTTGTTCGGGTTGCTGCCGACTCGCATAGCTTCCTTCAAAGAGTCCTGCGAGGTCTGCACTGCTACCTGCGAGTTCTCTACGTCCCGCTGCAACTTGGCGATCACGCTGTCCGCGATGTACATGATGTACTTGTCGGGGTACAGGATCTCGTCACCACTTGCATCAAGCGTGGGGTGGTCGATCTGGTAGTCGTACTCAAGGATGTACTCAGCATCCGAGATATTGTCGAAGTGTACGTACTTGTCCCCCTCGGCGTCCAGCCCGTGGATGGTGAAGTTCTGCGGCTCCGTCTGTTGCAGAGTCAGGCCACTACGATGCCTGATCGCCCGCATCTCAGTGGGATCGACTTCCTTCGATTCAGTGCCCGTAGTCAAGTTGCGCATCTTCCCAGAGAGGAACCTGTCCAGGTCGGAGGGTAACGAGTACCGATCCTGCCCGACTACGGCTGTAACCGCATCGACAGTAGCGATGCTCTCATCCCGCCACGGGGACTCCAGCGTTACTTCCTCCGCATCCACGTATGTAGCGATCCGGTACACGGACTTGTGCTCGCCCACCTGTACTAGCTTGCCCACGTCAGCGGAGGTGAACTCATCATCTGACGTGAAGTCGCCGCCACTATCGTCCAGGCTGAATAGGCTGGTGCTGCCGTAGGTGATCTCGCAGTATGCCCCTATGGTTCTAGGGGCCGTCTTGCGCACCTCGCCGTCCTCGCGCAACTCGGGCCACGTCTTATCGTTCTGCATGGCTGCGATGATGACGTTCGTGATGCTGAGGATCTTGCTGCCATCCGAGGACAGAGCGGCCACATCGGTCTCGGTACCCCACCCCAATTGGCCGGATACTAGGTTAACAAATTGCAGTGCATTCATTACTGCGGACCCCCTTCAAGTGCTGACATTTCGCCACCTAGTGACGGGATTCCCTGCGCTGCCTGTGCCTGATCCTGCCCACCGGGCGTTCCCTGGCCCTGGCCCGGCGGAGTCATCTGTTGCTGCTGCTGGATAGCCTGCTGCATGGCCTGCTTGTGCCCCATCTCGTGCACGTCAATCATAGCCACCGCCCTGGCGTCCAGCATCTGGTACACCTCAGCCTTCTTGAACTTCTCGATGTCCTTGAGGTGCCTGTTGTGGTCATCGGACGGAAGCACTTCGATGTGCTGCCCAGCGGCCAGTGCATGCAGCTCTGTGTCCTGATCCCAGGCCGGATGCGGCATGCCACCCATACCGGGTTTCTTCGGGATGAGAGGCTCGGCGTCCCCGACATCAATGAAGCCTTCCACGTACCTGCGCAGGAGCGCATTGGCAGCGTCAGGGTCTTGCTGATACCCAGGGTCCGTCCGTGCTGTGGTATACAGGCGTTCGATCAACGACCGCTGCACATCACGGTTAACACTTGTGAGGCTGCCGGAGAACTCGTACTGGTACTGCTCGCGCAGCTCCTTGGGAGAGATCCTCCGGGGGTTGGCCTCGCCAGTGATGTAATACCACTTGTCAACCCCAACGTAATGCCCGTATAACGAGATTACCTGAGACACCATCTCTTTCCAAGATGTTGCCTGGGATTGTTCGACCAGACTGCTGAGCTTCTCTTCCGCTGCATCCATCAAAGCCATGGTCCCTCGCGCAGTGCGGGGAGCGTTCCTATAGTTGTTTGACCCGCCAGCTGACGGACTAAAGGTAAGCTGATCCGCATACCCACGGAGGGTTTCGAAACTAGCGTGGAACATCGCGGCGGGCTCTTGAGCAAAGTCTGGGAACTTGACTTGGTTTACGTCTCCAACGGGAATGCCTTCCCCCGGCTGAATCCCTCTTAGCAGCTGATCGTTCTCAGCCATGCCGAAGATGCTATACAGGAACCACGGGTTGGTCTTGATGGTCATGCCATTGTTGACATCGTTAATCGTTTTGTTGAGCGACAGGTTGATCCCGTACAGCACTTCGGCCATACCGATACCCCAGATGCGCCCGTCAATGGGAATGTATGTGTCGCTGATGAATGGGCGTCTGCCGTGGGGGAATACCTCGTCATGGTATTCGATGCCGATGATTACCCTGCGATCATCAAGGATGTGCATGATGACATCAATAGGGTCTTCGTTTCCGTCCACGTATTCCTGGGTGTACAGTTCCCACACCAGCACGCGGTTGGGGTCAACCATGCCGTCCGCAGTTGTCCGCTCCATGCCAGTCTCAGCATGCTCCCCAGCCACTATGTCTTTATTCAGCTCTCCCGTTACCTCTGGGTCGTTCTTGCTTTTGACACCCTCCATGTATTCGAAGTCGGCCTTAGATACAGTCCAGGTGCCCTTCTTGTTCAGCCGCTTGATCTCGTCTATGGTGCGCCACGTCTTGTGCGCTACCCAGTCAGCGGTCTGCAGAGACTTGGATCGCTCGGGGAACAGGAGGTCTTCAATGTCAACATTATCAATGGAGGGACTGTCCTGCTTGATGACGTTGCGGTGTACCTTCACCACAACCTCGTTCATCTTCTCCCCTTCTTCGATGCGGCACTCCGCAGTGAAGGGTAGCCCGCCCTCTATGAACTTAACCTCAAACCTGTTCTTGCCCTTTAAGGGCTTCACCTTATACATGGAGTTATCGGGGTCGCCCAGGGAGAAGATCTCCTTGAACAGCTCGTCCGCGCTACGATCAACTTCCGGCAGCTCTGGGCCGTACTTGACCTTGGATGCCAGGGTGTGGGTCTCGATAGTCCTGCGCCACTTACGGGTCCAGCGGATCTTTGCGAAGGCTGTGCCGTCAATGAAGCGGTTACGGTTGAAGTTCTCAAAGGACAGGTAGAAGTCGGGGATGTCATTCCGGAAGGCCCACGAGGAGAACAGCTCCACGTTCTTGGCCATCTTAGTATCCGTCATCCCATTCGGTCTGCGCACGTTCACAAAGGGTTCGGCACGCCACATGGCCGACACTACCTTGGGGGTCGCGGTCTCGACCTTCTCCATGATGATCGGCAGGTGGATGTTCGAAGCACCATCAAAGGGAGTGGTGGCGTCAAAGCCCCCTGGCTCCCTGTTGTACAGTTCCCGGAACTTCTCGCGCTTAGCTATGATGTCATGCCTGCGAGAGATAGCCCGCCGGATCATGTCCTCGTAGTACGCCCCGCGTTCTTTTCTCCACTTCAACGGCATCTTTACCATGAGTCTCGCTCCCTTGAGAGAATGTGCAGTAGTGCATGGTATTTAGCTCGGGACATCGTTAGGTACCTCATGCAATCTACACAATCATCATTGGTCTTCAACGGCTTTTCTATTGAGTCCGCGCCTGATGCCTTTGTCTGGGCGGAGTCTGGCTGCCATATGAAGTTCTGCATCTCAAAGCCCATGCGCCTGCAGGTATTGAAGATCACCAGATCAGGGCCACTGGACCAGTCGAAATCGTCATCCTTGTCATCGCCCAGCATCTCTTTGATGCGATCTATGCTGGCGAGGTATCCCATCTTGTGCGCAGGCCCGAAGTTCAGGCCATGCCGTGCAAAGGTTGCGCTGATGGTGGTGCCGGAGGTAAGCTCCTTGATATTCGCTGATGTGTCTATCAGGCGGAAGGCTACCGGCTCGCTCGCATCCGTCTGTCGCCATTCACCGCGCTTGTCCTTGCGCCACCCCTCAACCTCTTTGATGCGCTCCGATATGGCTTTCACCGTGTGCAGGGAGGGGTCGTACAGGTCTCGGTATATGTACCACTTGTTGTGCGGGGAGATGGCGATCCATACCGCAGCCAGTGGTTTCTTCCCTGCCGGATCCACAGCCATGATGCGTGGCCAGCTAGGGGGAATGTCGAATGGGTCTACGAAAAAAGGAGGTTTCGGCTTCCATACGTTAAAGACTGCTCCTGCTAAGTGAGCGGGCTTCCCGTGTAGTCGGGCCGGAATCTCCTCTGGTTTAAGCGATTTGATAAATCTGTCTACAGCTGCATCGTCTAGGTATCCCCCGCGTGACTTCCTGTTATCCTCTATGCTAATAGGGATGAAGTCAATGTCCGAATCCGGCAGGGAGGCTTCCGTCATCAGCTCCGCCATGTAGTGCGAGGCTTTGATCGGTGTGGCAGCAATCCATGCCATGCCGGAGAAGTCAATCAGCCCACGTGTCAGGGCAATCCACTTGTCCCTGGTAGGGGGCTCGTCAGATACAACAAAATGTCCGGATGCCCCTTCCAAGGAGGATGTGGTTTGCTCTTGCGAGAGGACATGAATGACGGAGCCATTCGTGAACTCTACCTTGACAGGGTGGCCGAGGTTGTTCTTCTTGATCTTGGCCGCACCCTTCGGCAGCCACTCCTCAAACTTCGGGATGAATACGTTCACCCCAGCGACTTTTAGATTCTCTAGTAGGTGGTAACCTCTAACCGGAGGTCTAATAGGCTTGCCGTCTGCCAGTCGAACAATTCGATGGGGATGGTCTTCTGCGAGCCAAGGTCGATAACCCAGACAGAAAGCAATTTCTTCCACCGTTGATCGTACTGACTTACCAGATCGGTTGGAACCGAATAGCAGTCTAGTAGGTGCGCTGCTCTCCGTGAACTTGATTTGGTTTCCGAGGTCTTGGAAGGTACAGAT